ACCAATCGCTTCACACCCGGAGTTTTTCGCACAATACGCTGTCGGTATTATTGTCTATAACAAATATCGTCCCCAAGAATCATATATCATATCCAATTTATTTATCGAGTCGGACGATACCGAAGGTCCATATGTAGTCGCCCTTTTGACCACTGACAAAATGGGCAGTCCATGGCTACGATACGGAACAATGCGCATGGTAAAACTTGCATCTGCCAACGAACAATTCTTTCTTCCATTATCTGGAGATAATTATATTATCGAAGGATAATATATGAACCCGCCATTATATTACTCGTCCGCTCTAATGGGCGCCTTAATATTATTAGCGTCTCTTATTTCCTATAGTGCAGAATTGGCCGTATTATATCAAATCACATATACTGGTATTATCACGTCTATTTTAAATCATATGAGCAATAACGATATAGCAAAATATACAGATAGAATAACTATTGTTTTAGCAACTTTTATTTATATTTATTATACATTTTTCATAAAATCAAAACCGATACAAATCATCGTTTTTACCTTATTGGCTATAGCTATATCATGCTTTTTTTTCAGTAAACTTGTTATAGCATTATCCTTCGATAATACACGAACGACCGATATATATTTACCATATAGGGTGACACCTGAGTCACAACTTCTACATATGTCCGCCCATTTTTTAGCCGTATTTATTTTCGTCATGATTGCATATGATTATAGTTTCCGAGAACGCCACACAACAAAATAAGAAATGAGTAGGTGTTCCATCACATATATCTTTCTAGGATAATACATAAAAACAATTTGCATATAGTATATAACTATATGCAAACATTTAGTGCAATGAATCATCTCATACATCCCAATACTATACCCGAAAATAACAGCGCAGTAAATGCGAAACTATACCTTCTCGATCCATTGACCGTTATTATCAAACTCGCCATATTAAGCAATAAACCCGTCGGCACCAAAATCTGTATCCAAAACAATATTCTCTATTTCCAAGAACCGGGACCATTCCAAGCCCTCTGTAGATACATCTATAAAACAAACAAAACGGATTTGCAATACATGTATAACCCCATCCAACTCGCGTGTCAGCATTTCCTCACAAAAGAGTATGTGCAAAAAACCCCCCGGATGAAACTTCTTTTTAAGTGCGCCCAAACAGGTTTAGAGAAACTAATCGAGACATACAAAAATTGCACAATTATCCGACTTTGTCTCAATTACTATTACACACTCATAGCCAATTATACGGATGATATTTACAACGACAAGATTTTCCACAAGGACGGTATGACATCGCTATATAGCCAGGAAATAGTCGCACCATTAAATGCCCAATGGACGCCGGAAAAAATAAAAGTCATACTGAATCTGATTGAGTTTCTCAATGGGGATACTATGGCCGAAGATAATGTTCATTCTCTGGAGAACATTGTCAATAATATAGATAAATCCACGAAAAAAATATTGGACTGAGGATAATGCGTTCTCACTGTATTTTTTCAATCCAATCAGAAACAATTTTGTAATCGGTAGAATGATTCGTTCCACACACTTCTATTTCATTCACATAGGAAGAAAAACTACCCAAACCAAACCCTCCAATGCCCCAATTAAATCCATCTATTTTTTTACCCGCAATATGAATAATATATTTATTTGGTTGTATAACTATTCTATGTATATCGTTTGTGTTGATTAAAAAGTTCGTTAATTTGAGAAACCTTGACATATGTTGGTATGTCATTGTTTATTTAAGTGATTATTCAAGTGATTATATATCAAATACATATATATGCTTATCAGAATAGACTTAGTATTTTCCTATTGGATATTTGCATGGTATTTGGCCTATATTGCAAAACTGACCACATTTAATCCGAAATGGGGGTTAATACTGGGAATCGTAGAAAACCTAGCGTTTGCATTTGCACTTGCATTATACGGATGTGTTATATCATCCATTGTAACATTTTTACTGGTTAATATGATTCTAAAAGGACTGCCCCTATACACAATCTATAACACAAAATCCACCGCAAAAGATATATATCTCCTACTAGGACTTTTTGCCATATATACACTATGGACACACATGAATGGAACCACTGTTATACAATACAATGCAAAAATGTTCCAGTCTATAATGCACGGTAAAAACGAAACTCCCGCATTTTGGGTAATATCTCAGATTCGCGGGTTTTTTTCTAAAAATTGATTTGAAATCTGATATAAACAATATGTAGTATATTATTTATATATTATTATACAACACGAAACCGAACCCCACAATACCATGCAAACCGTCGGACTAAATCGCAATACGATCGATAAATATTACACAAAACCGGCAATTGTAGAATCGTGTGCGCTAGCCATAAGAACACATATTTCACCAACCCGGGGCGATTTTATTATTGAACCTAGTGCCGGCGCCGGGGCATTTATAGATGTAATCAAACAAATGACGGAGGATTATGCATTCTATGATTTGGAACCGGGGGGAGAGCATCCCGAAATACATACCCTCGATTATTTGTCTTATACACCACCCTCTCATATGGGGCGTATCCACGCCATAGGAAATCCGCCATTTGGTCGGCAATCTTCTATGGCTATAAAGTTCATTAAAAAGTCTGCCGAGTTTTGCGATACGATTTCTTTCATATTGCCGAAAAGCTTCAAAAAAAGCAGTATGCAAAAAGCATTTCCACCAGTATTTCATCTAGTCTATGAAACCGACCTTCCCGACAAATCATTTACGGTGGATGGCGCGGACTACACTGTTCCATGTGTATTTCAAATATGGGAAAAACGCGCAACATGTAGAGAATTGGAAGCCCAGGTAGTTCCAATAAACTACGCCTTTGTAAAAAAAGGGGAGGTGCCGGATATATCATTTCGGCGGGTTGGTGTAAATGCAGGTGTTATAGATACAATTATAGAGAACAAAAGCGAACAGTCACATTATTTTATCAAGTTTTCAAACGGGAAGTCTATCGAAGAAAATCTGGCGAACATACGACAAATACAATTCATTCATAACAATACCGTGGGTCCAAAATCCATCGGAAAACAAGAATTAATCAAAGAATGGAACAAAGTCCTTTAGGGGGATGACGCCTTTCGGATATTTTAGCATCAAATCCGAGCCGCGCACGATTTTCACAAGAATATGAGGAAAATCTATATTGCTAACAATAATATATATCATATTTTTTGCTTTTTCTTGGAACTTTTCTAGGTCAAACTTTCGTCCAACACCTATCATACTAGATTCGTAGTATCTACATCCACCCTTAGTGAATGTTTTTTGGTCATAGTGGATATTGGTGTCGCCCGCATCAACGAAATCGTGGTCTTTACAACCCTCTACGTGAATGAGCGGGTAATTTGCGGCCAACCATTTTTCGATGAAATGGGAGAAAATGCGACCATCTTTGAATAAATCAACGATAGTTTCCTGGGATAACCCTCCGAATTAATAATCATCGATGGTATAGCACACAGTTCGGTTGAGTTCAACACTTGGAGTGGGTATGGGTGTAGGAATTATAGTTGTCTCCATATTTCGTATCGACGGTATTCTAAATATGTGTATATGATACTATAGACATATTTATGTATGTATTTCAATTTTGTGAGAACGCCGGAGCTCGGGACGAGCGTAGGTGTTCGAGGATTATCCGGAGATAATTTATTATCGAAGGATAATGTATTTTCCTCTACATATAAGACGGGATTCCATCAATATCCATAACCGCGACGTCTTTCCCCACTTTTTTGATTTCTTTCGCAGAAAGTGCAAATTGGCTGAAAAACGGGTAATCCAATTGCGCCGCAGGCGCATGGTGATGAACTGTCCGCGCAATCATTTTGTATAACTTAAAGTCGGGATATCGCTCTTCGCCGTCGCGTTTATACAGAATATTTTTCCGATTATCATCGCAACACCAACGGTAGATGGTTTTCTGGAATGTATCCATATCTTCTTCCGTTTCGTCTTCGATTAAAAAGTCATAGATGGAACAGCCTAAACGGCATAAATCAAAACTGGGATTGGGGTCCAAACGCGGTTTATCCTCATTCATATATGGCTCGCAGTTGTATTGGGTAGCGGCGTCGCCGCCGGGTGCGAAGCTATCACTGCAAAATATTTTGCCACAAAACCGATATATACTACGACCGAAATCGATGATTTTGAAAATGCGGCCATATGTGGGGACTTTATATGTTTTTTTATTGTATTTGTAATACAAAAACTCTATGTCCGTATGAACAAACATGATATTGTTTGTATGTAGGTCATTATGTGTAAAAGAGAACGCGCGTTGATATGCAACGAGTGTCATAATGATTTGTATCATTGAGGCCGCACCCTCTTTTTTCGTAATCTCGCCTTTCTCAAATAACTCGTCGATTGTTCCGTCGCATTTTTCTAAACAAATCATTTGAATGGGGAAATTATTCATATACGAAAATATATGGTCTTCGCCATCGTCGGAACCTTCGTCTTCGTCGTTTTCTTCTTCGTCATCTTCGGACGCGGGTTCGTCGTCGCCGCCGTCTTCGTTATCGTTGGATGATTCGGATTCATTTTCCGAATCTTCTGGGTCTGAATCTTCTGTGCTATAGTTGACATTACTATCGTCGGATGATTCGGACGACACGGTTGAAGAATGATTCTGTGGTTTTTCATATACGACCTCATTACAGTCGTCATTCTCCGGCTCTATAGATTCATTATTTGGCTGGTTCTCCGCGAGAATACTTGTGATTGTCTCTTGCTCAGGCGTTCTATCTAAATCAACAATGTCTAAATCAACCACAGAAATATTATGAGTCTTTAGAGAACTTTTGATATGTAGGCGTTGTTTGTTTCCTCTTGAACCATTTCCATAGTTTCCACTGGATGGTATTTCTTCCGACACTTTGAACAATGCGCCTACGTTCTCGTTGAAGAAACGGGACATACATAAATAATCTAAATCATCTGAAATATTCATTTTATATTTTTCTTGAATGCCTAAATAAGAACCATAGAAGTCTATTGCATTTACTAGACCGTGTCTATGTAATAACTGACTGCTTAAATAACTGAAAAAACAGTCGATATAGGATGCATTGTTTTTGTCGGCCAATTTAGGATGGCACAATGGTAGGCCTGATATAGATGGTAATGTATGTATAGCATCACTGGCGACATCGTATTTTCCAATCATATATTTAATGGGGTCCAATAATGGGGAGAACTTTATAAAAACGGGCCGGCGGACAAGTTCTCCCGTTTCGGTTTCAAGAACTGTTTCTAAATCATGTATGGCATATTTATGTTTCAATGTTGTTCGTTGAACATTTGTTTCGTTTAAATCGAAAAAATAAGAGTATATTGGGTTGTAATGTTGTAGGCCAGTAATATTGTATGGCGAATATTCGTTTAAAATATCATGGTCGGTCGTTTCGTATGTATTTTGCAAGTTCTCTAAAGATACAATATCCGATTTTCTATATTGGGTTTGCATTTTTCCTAAATACTGTATATTTAGTGATAAATATAAAAACAACTACGTTTAAACGATTGTCTGTTATTGTTGGCATTGTTGATATTGTTGGAATAGTTTCGTTTGTTATATATGTAAAAATAACTGGTATTATTATATTATTTAGGAGAACATATGACACTTGAATTGAAAAAGTTCGACATGAAATCTATTACATTTAAACCAGATGAAAATAAAGGCCCCGTCATTGTTATGATAGGTAGAAGAGATACAGGTAAATCCTTTTTGGTGCAAGATTTGCTATATCACCATCAAGATATTCCCATTGGAACAGTTATTTCAGGAACAGAAGCCGGAAACGGATTTTATGCCGCCCATGTTCCTAAATTGTTTATTCACGAAGAATACAATACGGTATTAATAGAGAACATTTTGAAAAGACAACGGACTGTCCTAAAACAGGTCAACAAAGAAATAGAAACATATCGCCGTAGCACGATTGACCCTCGCACATTTGTTATATTGGATGATTGTTTATATGACCAAACATGGACACGGGACAAGATGATGCGGCTGCTTTTTATGAACGGTCGTCACTGGAAAGTCATGTTGATTATTACTATGCAATATCCATTGGGTATTCCACCCAATTTGAGAACAAACATTGATTATGTCTTTATTTTGAGAGAACCATATATGACCAATCGTAAGCGTATATGGGAGAACTATGCATCTATGTTTCCTACATTTGAATCATTCAATTCCGTCATGGACCAAACGACGGAGAACTATGAGTGTTTAGTTATAAATAATAATGCGAAATCGAATAAATTACAGGACCAAATATTTTGGTATAAAGCGGAAAAACGACCGGATTTCAAATTGGGGTCAAAAGAGTTTTGGGAAATATCCAAGAACTTGGCCGATGATGATGAAGACGAAGCATACGACCCCAGTAAATCGAAAAAAAAGAGCGCGGGACCACCAATAAATGTAAAAAAAACGAAATGGTAATATATTGATACATTATAACCAGCAACAAAACCACCATTTATGCGTTGATTTTTTAGATCGTTTCCATTTTTCATAACGGGTTTCCTTGCGAGTTCTCACACTTTCACGTTTATTTTCTTCTAGTATTTTGGTTTTGACAGTCATTGCATTTAGTATATCTATTGCACTTTGTTCGCTATCTGTATACATCATAGTAGCTATTATTATTTATATATTATGGAAATAGAATTGTATCTATAGTAGTTCTCACGCAAAATAAACGATGAACTGCTATACCTAATAAGAAAAACGCTACTAATGTATATAGAAACGGAGTTTTAAATAGTTTTGATAAAATATAAGCAACTATTACAGTGACCAATACATCTAAATAAGCTATATTGAATATTCTATAAGAATGAATACCTTTCCCTATTTCTCCAAACAAATGTTTATATTGACATAAATCCATTTTATATACTATATACTATATTAGATCATAGTATATAATTATTTTATTATTATACAATTTTTAGAATATTTACCTGCGCTAGTTTTGAGCTCTGGCGTTCTCCCATTTACTCTTCTCTAGCTAATACACTATTGCGCAATAATTCATTGCGAATATCGGTAGTTGCAGTATCCGATGCTTCACGGTCTTCGAAATTAACGGTTTCTTTCACACCAATCAAATTGCCGTTTTCATCTAATGTCTGTGTCAAAACGTTACCACTCTTTTCCGCCAATTTAATATTCTCTTCAATTGCTTTGCGTTTGGTTTCTTTGATTCGCTGTTCAAACTCCTGTTTTGCTTTCTCTTCATTCTTAAGCTTCTCTTGGTGCAGTTTATTTAATTCTTCTTCCATAAACTCAACGCGTCCGGTCTTGTAAGCATCTGGGTCCCATGGAACCCATATACCTACTGGACCAACAAATATATCATGATTGGGGTCATTTTCACGTAATTTCTTGCATCGAAGTTCCGCTTCGTCTTGGGTAGGATATACACCACGAATCTTTAGCCCACGCGTGGATGTTTGGAACGCATGTTCTTTCTGAAACTGTTGCGTAAGTGTATCTTCTTGCTTGTCTAAAAAGTTCTTATAGTCATCTTCCACAGAAACGGATTTTATCTTGATTTCTTCTTCTTTAGCAAAATCATTAAAGTCGGAAACTAAATCATCGATTTTCAAATTATACTTATATGCCATAAAATGCAAAAAGTCAAAAAACTTTGAAAGAGATTTAGTAAAATCCCATTGTTGAACAAATTGGTCAAATAAATACATTTCGCGTTTTTTCAAGATTTTTTCGGGTGATACGAATGACATACATGCGAACTTTTGTCCTGCGATGGGCGGATCTTCGTCGCATAAATCAACATATTTAGGATTTGGTTTTCCATTGGGCAATTTTTTTCTTTCAAAAGTATTTGGGGCAGACATTATAGAATATTTAGCAAAACTGTATTTAAGTATTTTACTATATTTATATATTTGTTTATTCTTTCTATTTCTGTATATTTTTTTGTTTTCGTTATATATAAGAATCCAAATGGGCTTCGATTTTTCCGAACTAGTTAAGCGTATTGTCAAATATTTAGTCATGGGTCTTGTCATTGCTGTTGTCAGTATTGTCATCCCCAAGAAATCACTCAATGTTGAGGAAGTTGTCATCCTTGCATTGTCTGCCGCCGCAACATTTAGCATCCTTGATGTTTTCCTCCCCAGTGTCTCTGAATCTGCCCGAAATGGTCTTGGTTTAGGCGTTGGTCTTGGACTTTCCCCCATCTTTGTTTAAATCTGGATATAGAGAATAATAGCCCATCGGGGTGTTTATTGTTTATACAACCTGGATATATAATGCATTATGTAAGTTTATCCGATACATGCGGACATTAAAACATAATTATAAAATATAGTAATTTATAATTATTCATATGGAAAATGCTGTTATTCAAACCGCTATTGATATTTTAGCAAACAATCAAAATGTATCCGCAAATACATCTATTTTTGATGTTGCTATAGAAATGATTAAGGAGTTTCACCGGCAAAACAACAATACTACTGATACTAGTAATGTTATAAAAGATGCATTGATTCGTGGCCCAATAACAATGAATATGGTTAGTGATTATATTGACCCTGCTGATAATACACTGAAGGAAAAAAAAGTATTAGAAACAACAATAACACCTCAGTATACAGATGCTAATAAACGCCCATTTGATTTTGTTATGACAGATACAATAGATGGAGTAATTGATTATAGTGATGCTATAAACCGTGCAAATATGAAAATCAGTTCTATCAGTGATACTGTAGAAGATGCTAAACAGAATGTTGCGGCTGTTGTGGGAACGCCGTAGCTCGGAACGAGCGTAGGTGTTCAAAGATTTTCCTAAGAATTATATTATCGCAGTATAATGGACCCTATGGACATTACTCCATACGTCCAGAGAGTAAAACTGTCTAAAGGCAACTATTTAGAAATATATTTGCATTATCAAATAAATGCAAATATAAAATACAAATATAAAATACAAATATAATATATAAAATGAGTACAGGTGATATCGGAGTTACTTTGAATACAAATATAGATACTTTGACTGTTAGTGTAAATGAATATATCGATTTAGTTAATAAGGCTATTGCCAATGAGCAACGAAATGCAGTAACTATTCAACAAGAACTATCTGAACGAACAGCTATAATTGAAACAGCAAAAGCACAAAATGAAACCTATATAGCTCAACTACAAGAAACCACAACTGATCTTTCCGAGGAGAATGAAGCAATAAAAACCATTGTAAATGAATTGGAAAAAGACATAGAAAAATTAAAAACTGAGAACACTGAAACGAAAGTGAAAATTTTAGAACTTACATCAGAAAATGATGTTGCATTCCGAGAAATAACGACGTTACAAACTGAGAATGAGAACCTACAAAAAGAGATTAACGCTAAAACTCAACTAATTGAAGCAGCCGCTTTGGAAAGGATTGCGCAATACGATTTTATAAATGTTGCAAATCAAAAAATATCTGCTTTGGAAGGAGAACTTGCTTCAGAAAATGCAAATAAAATGAGTATTTCAAGTGAATTGGAACAAGCCAAAACAGAATTGGAACAAGCCCAAAAAGAATTGGAACAAAAACAAAAAGAATTGGAACAAAAACAAAAAGAATATAATGAACAAAATAGAGAATATGATAAAAACTTTCAGAAACTCACTCAGTTATATGGGGATGCCGAAGCCAGAGCAGAAGAACTCGACCAAAAATTGCAAGATGCGAAAAAGGAAATAGACGCTAGCAAAACAATGAATGAGAATGAAAAACAAAAACAACAACGTGCAATAGATGAATTAATGGAAAAAACTGCTACTCTTAAAAAAAATGTTGAAAACTCGGAAACGCTTCTGGAAAATATTGAAACCCAACGTAAAAACTTACAAGAATCCAATGAGCGTATGACACAAACAACTGCTGAAAATACAGCTGAAATAGAGAAACTTAAAAGCCAATTGAACGACGCTAATAACAAAATAGTGCAGTTAATGGGACTAGTTAGTGCAGCTAAACAAAGACTATCCGGATCCACTGGAAATAGTGGTCCCGGAAATGCTGCTATTCCAACTGGACAGATACCAATTGCTTCAGAAGGAATGTCTGAGGCAATGGAGTTACCAGAATCCGCGGTTAGTCCTCTATTACAAACTAACCCGCCGGAATCTATTAACAAATATACTCCCCCTGTCAATATTGAAGACACACTTAGAACGGACACTGGAATAAAACCTGAAGCCAGAGCTTTTTTAACTGAAAATCCATTGAATCAACCAAATACACCAAAGAATACCACCGGAAAAACTGCCCAACTACAACCCGCTCAACCACCTTCATCTGCCGCTAAGATTTATCAGCCAGCAAATAAAGCGAGTATTCTTGCACAAAGTAAGTCTGCCGTAAAAAAGAACCAAGTTACACCAAAAAGTGGTGGAACGAAAAAGAAAAAGTATTTGAAAAAACATAATTCAAAAACATCAAAACGTAAATCAAAATCAACGACAAAAAAAATACACAAGCGTTTTCATAAAACAAACAAACACACAAAGAATAATAAACGACACTAAACTTGTGAGAACGCCGGAGCTCGTTCCGAGCTCAGTCGTTATTTCAACATTTGATAAACTCCATGATTTGTTGGATCCACTTGTTTCCACAATCGTCGGCATCGCCATCTTGATATGTTGCATTTTGATTTGTTTTTAAATGTAGTATCTTATAAAGATTCATCTTCCCAAGAGAATCTTCGGCCGCTTGCGCTCGTTCCTCGTTCTGACGTTCTCCTAATATAGGTGTTTCAATAGACGACTGCAAAAGCCAATCGTCATGGTATTTCTTACATTTTGTAAGATATTCCAATGCTATTCCACTTTCTCCTGAACGCGCCCGTTTTGTGATTCTTTCATAACATATTTCTGGATCCGCATCAATATATACACATCGGTCAATTGGGAATCCACCAGTAAACTCGTCGTAAATGAGGCTGTATATTTGAAAACACACTTTGCTTATTATACCGTCATCGAATAGCATTTTTGCGAAAATATTACGGTCGGCATCCAATGACCGTTCGCAAATAAGGACTTTGCATTGTGGATTTTCCGCAATTGTTCTGCGCAATAGAGATATACGTGTTATATATGCCATTTGTTGAAACGCAAACGCGTGTTCTTTCGGGTTTTGATAAAACAGATTCAACATTTTAGTTCCATTTTCATCACATATTCCATCCCAAATATCGACCGGTTCTTGAACAAATACAATATCGCTACGGGTAGCATATCGTTCTTTCATTTTTGCAATAATACTACTTTTACCTGCTCCAATATTTCCTTCAATGGTTACTAATAATGGATTTTGAGTATTATTGAAAGATGACATAGTGATTGGGTTGTTTTGGTAAATATAATAATCAGGAATAAATAGTATATGGTATAGTATTTATATATATGTTTATAATCAATTTTTTGATTCGTTTTATAAAAATATGAGGATTATCAGGAGATAATAAATTATATCCAAATAATATATAATATATGAAAACGAATGCTATAGTAGTAGGTGGGGTTTTTATTTTTGTTTTTATTGTTGTCTTTTTTTGCATAGTAATATATTTGGATAAAGATACCAATTTAGATTTATATGAAAAAATAAAAGACAAACAAGTTGTAAAATCTCCATATAAGCCTCTCGTCGGACCATTATCCTTCGGTAATACTCGGAGGTCCGGCACTCTCACAAAAAGTTCCGTTGTTCCTATGAAGTTATTTCAAACATGGCATAGTAAGGATGTGCCACCCAAAATGAAAGAAAACATTGATATTATGCGAAAAAATAATCCAGAATTGGAATATTTTTTATATGACGACGATGAATGCTCACAGTATATAAAAACCCATTTTTCAAGTGATGTTCTCACAGCATATAATACGCTGATACCTGGCGCATATCGTGCAGATTTATGGAGATATTGTGTTATGTATATAGATGGAGGTGTATATCTAGATGTCAAATATAAATGCATGGATGGATTTACGTTTATTGATATAATGGATAGAGAACATTTTGTATTAGAAAGACCATTCCATTGGAGTGATGGAACATATGGTATATACAATGCGTTGATTATTGCAAAACCAGGTAACCCTTTGTTTTTTAACGCTATTCAGCAAATTGTGCGAAACACACAAACGAATTATTATGGATTTAATTCATTATATCCTACAGGTCCCGGGCTTTTAGGAAAATTATATTTTGGGAATATAAACGAAAATAGTCATTTAGTTGATAATTTTGATTTAGTTTATAATATAATAAATGGGAAGGATAGTATAATATATAAAAACCAGATTATTTTACAATCGTATCCAGAATACAGAGAGGAACAACGAATTAAACAAAAACACAAACATTATGCTCAATTATGGAATCAGCGTGCTATTTATGACATGTAATATGATTATACGGAGATATTTTGTTATTACAATAAAATATACCCAATATATATAATATATTATATATAATGTCCTCTTTTCTTGGAAGTTTGTTTACATCCAAATCATCTGCCAGACCATCTGTATCAAGAGATGAAGACCAACATATATATCCAAATAACTCTGATATAGATGAAAAAAATCCTATAGCCTCCAACCGTTTATTAGATGCACCAGTTCCAGATGCACCACGTTTAGCTGAATATGGTATGCCGAATGATATTGGTAATGATTCTCAGCCGGTAGTTCAACCGGACCATACAGAAACTCCTACAGAAAAATATAGTAATATATTTACAAAAGAACACACTACTCCCGAATTACAGCTATTACAAAGTGAATCAGATAGACAACTAAGAAACCGAACAAACGATTACAGGGCTGTTGAAAAAATGGATAGATTGCTTGAGTTTTTTTCTCCTGCAAAAAAAATATTTTATTCAATTCCAGTAATCGGACAGATTCTTGAGTTCTCTGCTGATTTTATGAATAAATATAAATCCCAACTTAAATTAGTTTCACTTGGAGAACTTATATTCAAACTTACTGAACAAATGACTGAAAAAATAGGATTAATGGAATCTACATATGAACTTTGGTATAACAAATACAGTAAACCAAATCAACCCAATGAACCAAAAAAAAATGAATATACACCAGACGATTTCATAAGATTGAATGAGCATTTGGAAGAATTATATCTAATGTTATTAAATATTGTATTATCTGGAGAACGAATCAATAATATTGCAAAACAATTACAAGCAAAAAACCAATATGCGTTTCAAAATAAAGTTTGTAATGGACCCTACTCCTCAGGATGTAGTCTTCAAGATAAAATATTGTTAATTATAGATAATAGACAAACTATATCACCTAGATTGAATACTGCAAATTCACCTAGTGTTGCAAGCTACTTTGCAAATAAATTAAAAAGAGTAGGAACAATCGTTTATAGATATGGTATAGGTGAAGTTGCGGTAGAGCAGTTACGTAATCAAACACAACTTGTAAGTATGGCATTCAATATTGCTACTTCCCAATTTGCATTAGATTTAAAAAAAGCATTAGATTCTGATATAAAAGAGAGTAAAGATGCGGCGTTTAGTAAAATTGCGGAATTAGAAAGCAAAATTAATTTACCTGCTATACGACAATCGGTATCCGATACTATGGAACGAGCAAGTATGTCAGAATTGACGAAAGTAAATAAACCAGGTGGTTATAAAACAACTCGAAAAATGCGCCAGAGAAGAACCATGAAACTAAAACAAGGCGGAAAAACACATAGATATAGAAAACAGACATAGACATAGACATAGACATAGACATAGACATAAAAATATATAAATGCAAACTTATAACATAAAAAATATATAGTATATATTTTATATTACGACTCTAAAAAAATGGATTATTTGAAACCTATGAATGGATTATATACGGTATATACACGCAGTGGTTGTTCATATTGCAAAATGGTTATGGAATTACTGAAAAACGAGAACCCACCAGTAGATGAAGTCTGTTGTGATGAATATATAGCACATTCCAAACCCCTATTTTTCCAATTTATTAAGCAACTTATAGGCAAGGACCATAAAACATTTCCGATTGTGTTTTTAGATGGAGAGTTTGTTGGCGGATATACGGAAACAAAATCTTTTTTAGGATATTTGTCTACTTTACCAAAATGATGGTCCTAATACCCTATTTTTGGAACATCGAATTGTTTAGGAGAACGATATTTCAGTATATCCAATTCTTTTTCGGTTGTCGGAAACTCATTATATCCATACACATCTTGCAATAATAGCCATTCAAATAACCCCCCTCCGTAAATATATATATTTGTAAATCCAAGAGAACTCAATTGTTTGTATTTTTTATCGGCAGTAGTATCCGTTGCATTTCTCCCATATACAATAATACAACATTTACGCATTTGCATTTGCGTTATTTTTTCATTAATAGTAGTTTCTTCTACCATACAATGCAATGTGTTTTTTATAAGACATTTTTGTTCGGAAGTAGGAAGGGTATTTATTATTACATATTGTGTTGGATATTCTATAGCATATTTTACGTCTTCAAACCCGATTTTGTTTATAGGTTTTTCAAACCATCCAGATAACATATACATAATAAAGAGTATTATGTATATATTTCTTATGTTTTATGTTTTTTATAACGGAAAATTGAAAAAGTATTTATTAAAATAGAATGAAGACAATTATATATCATTATTATTAGTTATTCTCGCAAACCCCCGCTACTTATCAAACTCTATTTATACTATTACAATGGATCTTACTCAATCAAAACTCTCGCGTGCTGAATGGAACAGTATTGAAGTTTCTGTTTCATCCGATGAATTGTCTATATTAAAATTAATAAATGAAGGGAGTTCTAAAGTAAACATTCGGACAAATCCTCATCCGTCCATTATACAGTTTATGAAATTGGATAAAACTCCGTCAATTGAAACATGCATTTATGAAAAATATTTCCAAAGTATTGTAGCGGAAATAATCAAAAAATATGAGATATTTTCAGGTAAGTCTCCTTTTGTGCAACCGGAAATATCATCGAAAGACGCCAAGGCTCTTAAACGCGGCGATTCTATCCGACTCGAAAACATGGATATAAGCAAGAGCCGCATAAAAATATTCGAATATATACTGTTGGACTTTTGCGAAAGACTGGCAGAAAAGCTATTGCTTTTGGAGAAAACATACAAAATACCAGAAAAAGACAAATCATCCAAAAAAGACAAATCAAAAAAAAATAAATCGCCTAAAACCCACGACGAATTGGCCATGCACAATAATCAAGTCGCGAATGACAAACCATTTGTGTATTATTTATATTCACTCATCCAATTTCAGGCGGTTTCTATAGAACACATCAATCCATTTGTATCTATGTTTGTTTCGTCCGTGGTTGAATATGCGAAAACAAAAACGACTATATCTGACGTCGTGCATAGCGCATATCAAATCATCGAACAAAACTCGTATTTACTGAAATATGAGGACTTATGTCTATATTCACATCAAAAAGAACTATTTTCGCTGTTCAATCGCGATAGTGATTCTAAACTAGTGTTGTATATGGCACCCACCGGCACTGGTAAAACAATGTCGCCAATTGGTTTATCAAATCGCCACAAAATAATATTTGTTTGTGTGGCGAGACACGTCGGCTTAGCTTTAGCAAAAAGTGCTATATCCGTGGAAAAGAAAATCGCATTTGCATTTGGATGTGAAACGGCGTCGGATATTCGTCTGCATTATTTTGCGGCAACTGATTATACAATCAACAAGCGTTCCGGTGGAATTGGCAAAGTAGATAACAGTATTGGCGACAAAGTAGAAATTATGATTTGCGACGTAAAGTCGTATTTGGTCGCAATGCAATATATGTTGGCATTTAATGCCGAATCCGATATCATCACATACTGGGATGAGCCTACGATTACAATGGATTATGAAACACACGAATTGCACGAACAAATCCACCGAAATTGGGCAGAAAACCGTATTTCGAAGATGGTTCTTTCGTGTGCGACTTTACCAAAAGAACACGAAATGGTGCCGACGGTCATGGACTTCCGTTCTAAGTTTGTAAATAGTGAAGTATATACGATTCAGAGCTACGATTGTAAGAAGTCGATATCGCTCTTGAACAAAGATGGGAAACCAGTGCTCCCGCATTTGTTATTTAGAGATTATAACCGGCTACAAGACTGTGCAACCCATTGCAATGATAATAAATCGTTATTGCGATATTTCGATTTGAAAGAAATCATACGATTCATCGAATATGCAAACAACACGCCGAATGTCATAGACGAAATATACAAAATGGAGTATTACTTTGATGGCGAAATCTGCAAGGTTACCATGAATAGCTTGAAAATATACTATCTGGATTTGATTTCAAAGATAAATGAAGCAGAATGGACACAGATGCATGCACATTTGTATGCAGCAGCAATGGCGGATTCAGCAACTCCCAATATTCGCACGATTCGGAGCCAGGAAATACTAGGCAGTTCATCCGGGCAATCTATATTCCGCCAAAGTAGTGTTTCTGCTACACCAACAACATCTCCGCCTGCCCCGGCAACAGCATCTCCTCAATCGGGTATTTTGTTGACAACAACGGACGCACATACGTTGACAGATGGACCTACTATTTATTTAGCAGAAGACATTCAGAAAGTTGGCGCGTTTCTCATTCATCAGACAAAGATACCCGAACGCGTATTCACGAATCTCTTGGAAAAAATCGAGCGAAACAATGTATATCAAAAGAAACTCGACGAAATGGAAAAATTGTTGGAAGATAAATTGGGCAAAGACATGGATAAAACGAAGAAAATGGAGCGCGAGAACTTTAGCAGTGAAGTGAAAACGCTGAAAACAGAAGTAGAAAAGTTGCGCAGTCTAATCCAAGTGGTAAGTATTGAAAAGGTATATTTGCCAAATACGCCACAACATCAGAACCTATGGCTTCCTATTGGAATGGACCCGGTCAAAAATGCATTTATTCCAGACATAGAAGAAAAGGTCGTCAAAGACATAATGATGTTGGACGTAGATACCAACAAGAAACTTCTGCTGATTTTAGGCATAGGCACATTTGATATTACAAATCCACCACAATATATGGAAATTATGAAGCGCCTGGCAGTTGAACAAAAGCTGTTTATTATTATAGCGTCTTCGGATTATATTTACGGGACAAATTACCAGTTTTGCCATGGATTCATTGGACGCGATCTACAAAACATGACACAGCAGAAAATCATTCAGGCAATGGGGCGAATCGGACGCAACAAAATCCAGCAAGACTACACCGTGCGTTTTCGCGATGATGATATAATGCAGTCTATATTCTTACCTCCTGCATACAACAGAGAAGCCGAAGTGATGGCGCAATTGTTTTCATCATAAAACAAATAGTTATGTAATATATGTATAAACATTTTATATAATAAACATATAAATAATAGTGTTTGTGAAATAACGTATACTATATAAATATAAACTTACATAGTATATAAATTAAATTATGGAAAAACTACTCAAACATTTTTTATTTACTATATTGTATTATCAATCGGAAATAATTTTTAAGTTTTGTTTATATGACAAATATAAGTTATTTCAAGAAGAACCAATTATATTTCATCAAGTTATTCAATCTGCAAATATATTTATATTAACTATTTTTAGTTTATTCACAATACAGTTATTATTTTTCTCAAATGTAAAAAATCATACTATATACTCGCTTGCATTAATTTATATTAAATATATTATGGATAATATTAGTAATCATAATATAATTAGCATTCATCATTATGAGTTCAGACGAACAGTCATGTGGATATTTACTACCCCATTAATATTGAAATTATACTGTGATATGAATAATATGCTTTTGATAGAAGTAAATGCACAATATCATATAATAAGTAATGTATTACATATTTTATTGTATCCATTCAGGAGAACAAGTTATAACAAATATATTGTTTTAATGTTATCATTATTTGAATCTTATTTTATTTACAAGTTATTTTATTTTAAAGAACAAAAATACACGAAATATATTATTTATATTTGGTCTTTATTTTCGTTAATTACTTTCATTGAACTATTCAACATATTTATTATAACCGATGTTCAAATATGTTATTTATTAAGTGATATGATAGCAAAACTAACTATAATGTTAATTGTAAATGATTATGAAGAAAATATGTATTACATAAAAACCAATGTTGATTTACAAAGTATTTCTTTATTTTCAGCAGTAAAAAAATCCATAAAATCTTTTGAAAAAACAACAACTATAACACCAAAATGTAAAGTAATGATACAAAAGATAGAAGATAATTTGACAAATTTTATTCCATCAGATAAAACGCCATTAAAACTAGAACTATTAAAAAAAATATTACCTTTAGAATTAGAAGAAAGCTATTTATCTCAATCAAAGGAATATAAACCATATGAGTTTGTTTGTGTATTGTTTACCGATATTGTTTCATATACAGAATTGGCAAAACAATATGATGCGGATATAATATATAAACTATTAAATGATATATATACTCGGTTTGATGATATTGTAAATAATTATAACAATTTACAAAAAATAGAAACGATAGGTGATGCATATATGGTAGTCAGCGATATATACACAAATGACAAGACAAATAACATTAAAAATATTATTTTATTAGCGATTGATTTTTTGAGAGAAATAAAAAAAATAAACACACCAAATAACAAAAAATTACAATTACGAATTGGAATAAATATTGGAAAAGTTGTAGTGGGTATATTAGGGGTTGAAATACCTAGATTATGTGTAATAGGTAATACTGTAAATGTTGCAAATAGATTACAAACAACTGCTGACCCAGATACAATACAAATAAGTCGGCATATCTATGAATATGCGGAGACAGCTGATTTTGGTATAGATATTCATTTTGAACTGAAAGAAAATGTGTTTTTGAAAAATATAGGTGTAACCAATACGTATATAATATCTATTCCTCCCGACACATAGATATACACGGCACATCTAATATAATTTGTCATAAAATCGTTGTATAGCTTCTCTGCGTTGTTTTTTGGATGCACCTGGATTTTGTTGTAAAAAAACACTATACGAAACCGGTTTATTCTCTTGTAATAATAAGTTATTTCCAGATAATCCTTGAATACCTACGCTCGTTCCGAGCTCTAATGTTCTCGTAATTGTAGGGCAAATATATGGTTTTCCATGTTCCTTGTAATCTATTTCACTGAGATCGTTATAGGATTTGTATTTTTTATAATTAGTAGACAATATGTCTACAATCTGTATAACATTATAAGACAAAGTCCGTTTTACCATTATATAAATATATATACGCAAATATATTTATATGATTATGTATATTTTGATTTACGACGGGAGTTTGCAACGGTTCCTACTCCACCGCTCGCTAAACTACCTGGTTTGTATACCACTTTAGAATTGTCTGTAAAAAGGCTTTTCATCATAAACGCTGGGGTAGGAGGAACTGTGCGCGAATATGTCATTGAAGGGGGATTACTGAACTCAATGTAAGAGGATGGCATTTTGTGCTATATACTATATATTATATATATTATATTATATTATATGCTATACAATTCTAGCAATTTACTTTGTAACTATCACATTCGGTTTTATGATATTTATATCCATACCATGCATTATAGCCCTGCTGTTTCCATACTTTGTATGCACAATTACTATTTGACTGACAATTGAACAAACTACTGCAGGTTGTTCCGCATTCATTATATTTTGATAATGGGTCTCCGGAACACCAATAATAACTATTGATTTGAAATAGACCATAATCGGTAGAACCATCCGTATTTTTATTAGTTGCATCGCAATTATACGAACTTTCATATTTGCTTATACAAACCATTGTTCCAATAGAGCTTTCGGGAAATCCCGATTTACGCAAATAACTAGCAACTTGACATTGCGATTGCACATTGGTAGTCAAATCTTCTAAACAATGTGTCTGTTGAATCGGGACATACGTTGCATTATTGGAATCCAAAAACTCTCTCACTTCCACATCATATTTCGCAGAAAATACATCTATATCTCTTGCGAGAACCCATAATGCTAACCCGGTTGGAGTAGTTATAACACTATATTGATATTGACCATCAACAACTTCGCCCAATTTAACTACCCAATAAGGGGCATCTTTAGGGGTTCCTTCTAAATGCACCGTCAATTTACCCGGCTGAAACTTGTATTCATAATATGCATATCCGCTAATTGTTTGCAATTCGTTTTTCAAAGACAATTGCGAGTTTACTACACTCACATTTCCATCAGGTAATATACCATAATCAGCTGTGATGCATTTACCATAGCCTTGGAAGGTGAAATCAAAAGGGGCGCCATACACTTGGAACCAATGTCCAACATATTTGGATACATCAAGTTCTCTTACCGTATTATCATAGGATAATGTAAAAGAACATGTGTGTAATAATATAGAAACAAACAAAAATACGCTAAACACCATTATATAGTATATCTTATATAATACTATTTGTTTATATGTTTTATGTTATTTATAGTTCTCTATAGCACAATATACAACATAATATACAACATAATATATAACTAATATATATTATGAGCGATTGGTTAGTAGATAACCCATTCTTTTACGACAATGCCTATTTTTTTATTGAATATTTCGGATGGATAACGAAAATCGTTCTAGTGTTTTTTATAATCGGGGTTTTTACAGATAAACCAAATGGATTTTTAGCAATTAATTTTGTTATAAAAGTGATGTTCTCGTTGTATTTAATATACAGATTTAATAATTATAGAAAACAAAAAATACAATTTACTGACTTGGATAGAAAAATATGTTATTCTGCTGGAATATACATATTCACGTTCTCTTTTATAGATGTAATACAAAGTTATATTGAACGATTACGAGAACTTATTAATCCATACACAATTCCAGTTGTAAAAAGAGTCAAAGAGAGTGTAGGCATCTAGGTATCTAGGTATATAGGCATCTATCTAGGTATATACTACATAGTGTGCGGTGGGTGGTGGTATCCAAAAATCGTCTTACACCCCGCGCGTAACGCTTAATGCAAATGGATTACTAGATAATGCCGATAAAACTTCCGGCGAATTGCGGTCGATTTGAATATTTTGATATAAACTGGTTCCTTGGCTTCCTGCCAATCTTCCCATATTTGATACGTCAGGAGTTTGATATGGCATGGTAGGTGCAGCCGCACGATTCATAACAAGATAATCATCTCGACTAGCCTGTCTCATATTTATATCACCGTTCATTAGAGCCATATTGCCAGGAACCATCCGGCCTTGTATAGTAGATGACTTCACCTCATTATTGCGTTGTCTATATTCAGCATCATATGTGCGAGTTCCTCTGCGGTCAGCACCGGCTCCGGCTATACCAGAGTAATAAAAGTCTCCAGTAGTTTGACGAGCATTTTGTATGGCTTGTTGTTCGGTAACTTGATATGCCCCGCCATTTTGACCAGCATTCACATTCAAATGGAACTTAGAGTTCTCAGTTGTTTCACGAATCGTTGTCCCGGGTCTGTCCGCCGGATTAAATATATACGATTCGGATACGGTAGTTTTGGCGTTTTGATATGGGCGCAAATTGCCTACGGTATTTTCTTTTCTAGATGGACGAATAACATCCATAACCGGCGCAATAACAGCTCCTATAGCACCTCCTATAGCACCGAAATATCCATCCTTTTGATTATTTGCTGTGCGATTGTTGTTATACGCTTTCGCGGATTTTATTCCATAATCGGCATCATGTGCCCAATTACGTCCAACAGCAGATGCGGCGGCGATTGGAACAGCTCCCAAATCAATATTCGTAGATGGCATATATTCACCTGTAACATATGCTGCCGGAGTTGAATACCCGGCAGCTCCTGTATATTCGGCCGCAGTTTCTGGACGGTTAACATGTCGTTCTACTGGAACAGCATGCAATGACGGTCCTCTAACCGCGCCAGTAGTTGTCATATATCTATCGGGTCCCATATCATAATATGTATCGGGGCGATTTTTTTCCATTACGCCAATAGAGCCAATATTTTTTACGGCACTTGCTCCCGGACCTTCATATCCAAACTGCATCAGTCCAGTTGCTTTTTTTTTGTTATCTACACGCATTTGGTCGGCGGTTTTTGGTAGCCATTGGTCGCGCATTGCCATACCAGAATTAAATCCCATTGACCCCTCATTCGTATATCCTAGACCCAACCCGGGGGCAACTCTTTCTTCAGCAAACGGTTTTACATTCGCCATACGCATTCCTACATTTACACGCGATTGCATAAAATCACTTTGATTCGGTGCTCCATGGGCCCATTGATAATTTTCCGAAGGTGTAAATAATGGCGCTTGTTCTTTTTTTATAATTGTTTGAGAACCTGCCCCCATCATGTTGTCCAATACACTTTCATTTGAATTGACATCCACATTTCTACTGCGAATGCTTCCGCCAAAATAAGGAACCATATTATTATGAGTGTAATAACTGCCATCCACTTTTTCTCCAGTCAATGAGTAATAAGTATTTGATACTGGTGCGTTTGATGGCATAGTAGTATCCGATGCATATTGGTTACTCGACGATGGCTTGAAATATTTATCTGTATATGCATTTGGAGAATCGTAATTATTTACTGTGGACAATTTGGATGTTTTTTCCAATTCTGGGACAACTAAAGGATATTCATTTGGATAATTTTTATTTGGTAGATTTGTATTTGGTAGGTCATTTACATTACCAAATCCTTCTTTTTGGGTTTCGTGTTGTGTATTCATAACATATAATGCCCCTAAAGCTACTAAAGGTATTGCGAGTTCCATTATCTATAATATTATATATATTCTATATAATATTATTATATCCATTATCCTGCTATATTTATGTATTCATAGGTTTTGGCATAACAGGAACATAATAGTCTTTTTCTAATATACGGGTTTGAATATTATCATGAAACTTCTTTTCTACATTGATGAGAGGATTTACAAAAGGCACTTCCCATCGGGTTTGTTCTAAATCTCTATACATCCACGCTGGATGACTAGCTCTTGATTCATCCACCATTGGTTGCACTTTGCTGTATGTTTTTCGGTTCGTATTTACTGCATTAAGGGCATAGTTGTTTAACAATATATTATCTCTATTTAGCTGACGAGTCATTCCCCTCAAATCACTTTCTATATTTATAGGGTTGGTCATTAAGTTCGCCCCCCATTTTTGCATACGTATTTGCGAATCTTCTAAATATGGTAAATTGATACCTGGTCCTGGTGTATCTAATGCATATCTTCCGGAATATGTGCTTATTTCTAAACCATATTTAATACGAGCTGGATCATCATGAAAACGTGTAAATGACATAACGGCTATATAGTTATATTATAGTGAAAAAATAAAATCGTCGAATGAATATAAACAAATCGATATATAAAACGTAAAATGAATATTCCTAAACCTTTGGCAATAGACCCATCTATTACATTTACTATTTCAAACTTACCATCCGCCGATGATCATTTATCTACGGATACTATTCAAACATCTACTATCGTTCCTCGATCCAGTGTTCTCGCATATCCGTCATTATGTCTAAATATGATTGTAAAAAATGAAAGTCGTATTATAACACGATTGTTGCAATCTGTCGTTGGTATAATAGATACATATTGCATTTGTGATACAGGGAGCACCGACAATACAGTCGAAATAATAACCGATTTTTTTAATAAATCTGGTATTCCTGGTAAAATAGTAAGAGAACCTTTCCGCGATTTTGGATATAATCGCACATTTGCACTAAATGCTTGTGAAAATATGGAAAATGCGGATTATATTTTATTGTTGGACGCAGATATGATTTTCCAATTGAATCCTTCTATCTCTGCAAATACTTTCAAAAATATGCTAAAGGATGACGCATATACTATTTTTCAAGGCTCCGCCAACTTCTATTACAAAAATATACGTATAGTGAAAAATCGTAAGGGTATGACATATTGGGGTGTTACACACGAATATGTTAATATACCAAATGGATGTTTTCAAAGCGGATTAGAAAAAAATGTGGTATTCATAAATGATATTGGGGACGGGGGGTCTAAATCAAACAAGTTTGTAAGAGATATAGAATTATTGAAAAATGGATTAAGAGAACTTCCTAATAACGACCGATATACATTTTATTTAGCGAATACATACCACGATGCTGGTATGCACGATTTAGCAATAGAAATGTATAAAAAACGCGTAGAAATTGGCGGATGGCATGAAGAAATATGGTATAGTTATTTTCGTATAGGCAAATGTTATGCCAGTAGAGGAGATATGGTAAATGCAGTGAATGCATGGATGGAAGCATACAATGTTTTTCCGAATAGAGTGGAGAACTTGTTGGAAATCGTGAATTATTATAGACTGTGTGGTAAAAATAAACTGGCATATGCATTCTATTTGTTGGCTGACAAATCGCGCACTACATATCCAACCCGAGATTATTTGTTTACTGAAAAAGATGCATATGAATATAAATTGGATTACGAATTATCGATTATTGGATATTACACAAACCCAGAAAAATACGATATTCCTAAATGTTGTATAAATGTTATAAATCATCCCCATGCAGATGAAACTACTTGTAGAAATGTTCTCAGTAACTACAAGTTCTATTCTATGGCATTATCTGAAAAAGCTTCTAACGTATTGGATATCAGCGTTCTCTATTCTATCGGAAATAGATTGGAGGAAGATTTAGCCGGATTGTATCCAACGACTCCTACAATGTCTTTAAGTAATGGTATATTAACTGTATTAAAACGCTATGTGAATTATAGAATTGACGAAAAAGGTGGATATGTCAATCAAGACCGGATTATTACAAAAAACGTGGTTTCAACATTTAGCCTAAATGTTCTCGACAAAAAAATAGAATCATTTGAGGAAGAGGAAGATGGAGAACGAGAATATATATTGAATTATAATACGGTTTTGGACAATAGATATGTGGGTTTAGAAGATGTAAGAATATATGAAAACTGCGGTAAATTATTCTATAATGCAAACCGCGGTATTAATTACCACAATATTCGTGTAGAACACGGCTCTATTTCCAAATCGGCTAAATCAACAGAGAACTCCGTTTTATTACAAAAACCAGGGTCTTCGGAAATAGAAAAAAATTGGGTCATTGTTGAGCAAAAACAGGAAGAACTCTATTGCATTTATAAATGGTATCCATTAACGATTGGTAAAATAACACAGAGTTCTCCGGATGAAGAAATACCAAGTTTATTTCAAACCGTCCATGAATATAACACACCCGGTTCGTTCAAACATTTGCGCGGTTCTACAAATGGGGTTCGCGTAGGAAATGAAATATGGTTTATATGCCATACAGTAAGTTATGAAGATCGACGTTATTATTATCACATGTTTATTGTTTTAGATGGAGATACATATACACCAAAGAGTTATACTCCGTGGTTCACATTCGAAAAACAAAAAGTCGAATATTCACTAGGATTTATTTATTCAGAAGATTTAGACGTTTTATTGATTGGATATAGTTTATTGGATAGTGAAACAAAATATATGACGGTTGGCCTAACTACTATTAAGGAGATGCTTCTTCCGGTATAATACCATTATTATACGATAATACATCAACACGTATGATTATTCAGAACTCTGGTATTATTGCATTCCCAGCGGTTTTACATAATCCATATGTTTTCCGGTGCCATTGAGTTATACCGTATTTTTCTATACCATCCCTATGCAATTTTGTCCCATAACCCATATTTTTAGCCAATCCATATCGCTCATTTAATATGGGATATTTATCGCACAATTGTTCCATATATGTATCGCGCTCATTTTTTGCTAATATACTTGCCGCCGCTATGCAAGTATATTTATTATCACCACCTTCAATCGTTTCGTGTTGTATTTGTTTCAATGATTGCGTAGTTTCATCAAATGTTGTATGTGGTGTGAAATCATTACCATCTACCAATAACATATATTCACGCTCATACGTTTCGCCAGATAACTCTTCTGTACCGCATGTTTTTGCCTTTAATTGTATAATGACTTGTTTTGCACATTCATGCATTGCCATTAATACGGCTTGGCGAATGTTTATTGTATCTATTACATCCGCTTCTACATATTGTATATGCCATGCAATTGCATGTGTTTTTATATATTGCGCCAATTCTTGTATTTTTTTCCGGGATTTGATTGTTTTTGAATCACGCATTTTTTCATGTTGAAATATATTATCTTTAGGCAATACCGCGGCAGCTACATACAATCGGCCAAATAATGGACCTCTGCCGGCTTCATCTATACCAATTTCAAAATGGTTTATTTTATCGTATATAGTAGATAGAACAGGTTTAGACATACTTAAATATAAGATATTGATATATACTTTATCTGGGTTATTTTTTCAATTTTTTACCACATTTTCGTCTTTATTATATATATAGTATTTATAAATAATGAAACTAACACCCCTTTTATTGTTTTTATTATTATTGGTAGTTTTAGTTATAGCTGTAATTACTTTGAAAAATCCGATAACACCAGTAGAAAAAGAGGGATTTGTGCAATTTAAAACAAATGTAGTTCCTCAACAAGAAACAGTTGTACCGCCATATTCTAGCCGACCTATTGTAAAGATATATGATAATTTATTTATTGATAGAAAAAATATAAATATTGTAGAAGTTGTATCGTCAGAGTTTATAGGAAATATAGACGCGAAATATGTTGTTACAAAAGGAAATGTAGATTTAACTGGTTCAACGATAACTTCACTCAATGTTCAGACAAGAGACGGAACGATTACGAAAAAAGCAGTGACAAAAACTGATGTTATTGAAAGTGATGAAAGCAAAATATCTAGTATAACAAGTTCATATAAATCAATCCCATTTTATTCTAGTATAACTGCTACTACTGGAAAATACCAACTGTTTTATATCCCTTGGAATACAGATACATATATTCATGGTATACAAATAATGGCTACCCCTAGTGACCAATCAAAATTTAAACCTATGAACTTATTCAGTTACCGTATTCCTTCAGATACATCTAGCAGTATGAATGCAGTATATTATACAGATAATCAAATTAATTTAACAACCGCAACTGCCGATACTTCTACAAATAATAATAAATATGTGATAGAACCATTGTATAGTACAACTGAAAAAGTATATCAACTGAGTTCAGATGTTAAGTTTCACCTAAAAACGGGTAATTTAATTGTCAACAACGGCAGTTCTATTATTGTATATGACCGAAGTGGAACTCCGAAAACATATACATCTCCACCTCCTGCTACTGATTTGAAAAAGAAATTTGACAGTACACAAAGCACATCATGGATTAAAAACAATGGCAATAATACTACACAGATATTATACTTTCCATATAATAAAAATACTTTGGTCATGCTGATGCAATTAGATGAAGGTGGTCGATTTAAGATGATAAATGTCGGTAGATTTTTTAAATACTACGTAGATGACGGAGATACAAATCCAGATGATAATAATGGAGATAATGGTAATGATGATGACGACAATGATGATGATGATAATAGTAGTAATAACCCAAAAAAACCAGTTAATCCAGGTAAAATACCATTACCTCCCGGAATGGGTGGTTCAGCTATATCTGATTATTACAAATGGTATTGGTATTGGAATAGTGCCGGTGCTGGAACAAATCCGGCATATTCAAACAATTATTTATTGAAAACACAAATTGTCCCACCGGTTTGTCCAAGTTGTCCAAGTACTACTTGTGCTAGTACCACTAGTACTACTACTGGTAGTGGTGCTGCTGGTGGCAGTTCAACTAAAACGGATGCGACTGGAAATATAATATCAGATGCGGTTGTTTCTAGTAGTAATGTACTTGGAAAAACAGTAGATACAGCTGGAAATGTCGTTAATAAAACGGTAGATACAGCAGGTAATGTATTCAATAAGACAATCGATACAACATCCAAATTATTAACATCTGGAGCAACCGGTGCAAGCAATCTATTAACATCTGGTGCAACCGGTGCAACCAATTTATTGACATCTGGTGTATCTGGAGCAACCGATTTGGCTAAATCCACTGTTTCAGGAACGGTTGGTCTTGCAAAAGATGCTGGTTCTGGTATCATAAAAATTGGAGATAAAACTCTAGATACAGCAGGTAATGTAATCGGTGGTCTAACCCAACCTGGATATGGGGGTGGATATGGGGGTGGAAATACTGGCGGATATGTCGGTGGATATGGTAGCGGTTCTAGTGCCCCTGGATTTTCGAGAGGTTCTCCGCCAATTGATAATTATTCGTATTACGGTGCATTACCTAGACAAAGCACCAATTACATTCCTATTACAGCGGATTTCAGTGCATTTTCAAAATAAATATGCTATATAAATATTAGATAAATATATAGTAGAATAGCTCATTATTATACTATATTTATTATTCATCATAGTCCCATATGTCCAGACATCAATATTTTTTTACAGGCATGTTTTTTATACATTTTATTTTCCGGTTTCGTATGAAATCGTATTCATATCCCAATTCAGCCATACCAATGGTATATGGAATATTATACCATTCATCGGCATTTCGTTTTTTACACCACCTTTTATTGAAACAGTTTTTCCAAGGCCGTGCGCATATACAAAAACTAGGAAATCGTGATAACATTATAAAAATACATATCGATACATTTTTATATCATTGTTCAGATATCATTTGTTGATATGAGTTATTTTCACAATAGTTCTCCATTGACATAATATTTTGTGGGTATTCTTTCATAATCTTCGCAATAAAAATCAAAACATCGTATTTCTCTATCGGTTGAATACACAGGGATATATTGATTTCTTGCAAAACACAATATACCTATATCAATTTGGTCAGCTGTAAGCTTTTCCATATTATTCCTTTTTCTATGTTTATTGATTCCTTTCAGCAATACATGTTGCACTTCCAAATCTAATCCTTCGTGATCATCTGAAATATAATCGAAACAATATTTACCGTGATATTTTACGTCGCAGTTTTCTAGCTTATAAATAAACGTAATAAATGACATATAACTGTGTATAGTCGTTCTTTTTAAATGTTTTATGCAATTCGTTTGAAATAGCATAAAAATAAACATAATCATCATAGTATTATGACACAATCCATTAATTCTATTTTAGAGAGAGAAACGATTGCAAATGAAATGAAAAAAAACTTGTTGGAGTTTGAAGAAAATTGCAAAAATATTAATTACAAAAAGGGGTTTTACGTATATGGTTCTCCTGGTTGCGGTAAAACACATTTTGTTATAAACATATTGACCGAACTGAATTATGACATCGTTAAATATGACGCAGGAGATATTCGCAATAAATCCCTGATTGATACTATAACAAGTAATAATATGAGTAATCAAAATGTTCTCCAAATGATGTCTAAAAAACGAAAAAAAATAGCCATCGTTATGGATGAAATAGATGGTATGAATAATGGTGATAAGGGAGGTATAACATCTCTTATCAAACTGATACGCCAAAAAAAAACGAAAAAACAAAAAGCCGAAAGTATGACTCTAAACCCAATTATATGTATTGGAAATTATTTCGTGGACAAAAAAATAAAAGAATTGATGAAAGTGTGTAATACATATGAATTGAAAACGGCTACGCCGCTGCAAATATCGGGTATATTAGATAAATATTTACCTACGTTGAATGCTTCTTTAAAACCGGATATAATCAAATATATTCAGGGTGATATGCGCAAATTATTTTTTGTAGAAGAAATCATTCGCCTAAAACCAGAAATCATAAACAAAGAAACATTGTCTCGTATATTCTATACAAAGTCATTCAATGAAGATTCAAAAAAAATAACCCAAACGCTTTTGAATGAATACATACCAATAGATAGACATAATATATCTATGAATGAAACCGACCGAACGATTGTAGCACTTTTATGGCACGAGAATATTGTAGACAATTTAGCAAAAATAGATACCCAAACATCCTTCCCATTTTATTTGAAAATATTAGACAATATGTGTTTTGCGGATTATATAGACCGTATTACATTTCAAAATCAAATATGGCTTTTCAATGAAATGAGTTCTATGATAAAAACATTTCATAATAATAAAATGTATCATGACCAATTTCATAATACTATAACACCAAATCAAAATAATGACATACGATTTACTAAAGTTCTCACTAAATATTCTACGGAATACAATAATTCATTGTTTATTTTTGGATTAACCCAAACATTAGATATGGACAAGAAAGATTTGATTTCTTTTTTCCAAGAAATGAGACTATTTTATGGTCCAAACTTTTACAATGAATATGACAAAATAAATGAAATAGAAAAATTATTTGAAACCTATGGCATCAATAAACTAGATATTAAACGGATATATAGATATTTAGACAAAAATGTGAAAAAGGAAACGGTGGAAGACGAAGAAGACCCTGATATATTATAATTTTATGGAGACCGTTCAAAAATAGCCAATAAGATACATATAGTTCCTATGATTTTTTGGATTGTGATTTGTTCTCTATTAAATACGAATCCATATACATAAGCCATAATAATACCAATATAGGACAATGGTGCATATATTACAGGAGATAATCGTGTCGCAGCATAAAACCGGAGTAAATATCCACACAACCCAATAATGGCATTTATAAGTAAAGATATAGAAAGTCTGCTCGTTACTGTTATTTTAGCAATATCTTGTAATCCGATAAAGGAGAACAAGAAAGTTCCTACAAAATAAGACAAAAACAAGTGATTCCAATTGTTTGTAGTTTTGATTGATCGAACAATAAAATAAATGATAGCCTCTGTAATTGCTGCCAGTGCAATCATTATATATCCTTCGTATGGAAACATAGCCGTATTATTATCAAGTCCTTCTTTCGGTTCATTCATGTTATTGTTATCACCTACAATCGTTCCTTGCTCAGACGAAAAGTCAAAATCATTGGACAATAAAATAACGCCAATTATAGCTAAAAACATTAGTGCATGGATTGGTTCTCCTGCTCCTAACAAAATAATGATGGGATATGTATAAAACAAAGAATATGCAATACCACTTTCTAATAATTGAAAACCTCTATAAGAAGTATATACATGCGCAATGGTTATTACAGAAAGCAATAATCCATTTTTGGAGAACAATGTTTTCGCAATAAATCCCCAGTCGACAAAAAATCCTGTTATTATAATATAAGTTATAAATCTACTCCATAATTGTAAATGCAAAGGTAAATCTATATTTTTTACAAATACTGGATACAAACTGAGCAATGACTCAGAAAGTATTTTACTTACTATTTCAAAATACATATATATATTATCCGGAGATAATTTAGTATCTCCGGATAATATTCGAACACCTACGCTTGAACCGAGCTCGGGCGTTCTCACATTCTCTACTATATTATCGCAATATGGCTAATATATGTTAGTATGTGGACGTATGATAGACACTCAATTATAAATCTATCATGACACACACTTCGGGTTCGCTTTTATTTTTTACAGGGGGGTCTGGGTTATTCATTGGTTGTGTTGTTTTTGGAGTAAAAATGCGCTCTATTTCCGGTATAGGAGAATGAGTATTTTGAATTGTCAGTTCTCGTATTTTT